AAATATATATTTTTACTTATGCCGTGCTTTGAAACATTTTCGATTTGCTTGAGTTCACATTTTATTTGTTGGATTTCTTCAGGTGTAAATTTTGATAATATCATATTTTCAAATCCCCCTATAATCAATAATTTCGGTTATAACTTTTTTCGACTTGCAGTAGTCGCATTTCCCGCATTTCAAGGGTATTGTCACCCCATTTTTAATTGAATGATAACGCGGGGAAACTGCTTTGACCTCTTCAAGAGCCGCGTCAAGTACGTCCTGCGGAATGTTCAGAATTGCAATGTCGGTTTCTTTTTCTTTTGTTGCGACAGCGAGAAAAAACGGAAGCTTTTCGCCTGTGTTCTGCCTCACAATCTCCTGATATATTGCGCCCTGAATGTCATACCGCCAGAAGTCCACAAAATTGATATACTTTCCGTTGCTCCAGATATTTTTTATATCCTTGACGACTTTTAAGTCGACAATTGCTTTGCCAGCGTGATAGCTGTCAATCTTGATTTTAAACGGAGCACCCTCAATTTTGCCCGTCATAATGACTTGCTTTTCGCCCGACATATATTTCATAAACATGGCATCGCGCTCGACGCGGGCTATTATCCGCTCCGCCTGAAGATAATCGGATTTAAGATTGCCGTCTTTTTTGAATACCTCAGGATTTTCGGCTTTGAAAATATCAAGACTGCCCTCAAAATATGCATCAACGTAAGAGCCGACCAGAAGTGCTGTGGTTTTCTCACGTTCGTATTCGCCTTTGATTTCCGCAAGTGCACAGTCCTCACAGCTTAGAAATGATTTTATCTGAGAGGCGCTCAGATATTTAAGCTGATTTTCGGGGGAGAAATATTTAGTTTTGTCAATCATCGTCGTCTTCCTCCGAAAAATATTCCTCTGCCTCTTTGGCAAGCGTTATGGAACAGCCGGGACAGTTTTCAAAGCACTGCTCGTCATAATCAAACTGGCAGGTCATTTTTATCGCCGTCTTTCTCAGCAACACTTTTTTTGAACCGTTTGATTTCTTCGTTTTTCATATAAATATCAAATTCAAGGTCGGAAATAATTTTCCCGAGAGACTCGATAACCTTGACAATATTTTTTTCATCCATCACAATACGTCCTCCACAATCGTTTTAGCGGTAATGTCTTCGGCTTCACCCTCAACATAAACTCCCATAAGGGTTTCGGGGCAATGTACACGGGCAAAAAAAGCCGACGCACGGTATGCGAGCATAAGCTCAGGCATGGTCTGCCACTTGCTGCCCGATTTACCGTACCAGCCCTCAGCTTTCGCCATCTGAACAGTTACCGATGCACCGTCAACTTGTTCTCCTGTATCTGCCCAGACGGCAGTTACATAACAGCCCCTGTCGTCGGAGCTTTTTTCGCCGGTATATATGTGGCGGACATTTCTGAACTTTCTGCAGCTTTGAATCAAGGACATACAAGCTTGTCCGCTCCACGAAGGCTTTCCCTTAACGACATAAAGGTTCTGCATTACCATCATTGGAGAAACGTTCATGCGGTTTGCCATATCGATTGCGATTGCAATATCGGCAGGCTTATTCTGATAATTTTCAGGAATAATCTGCGAAGCGGAAAGGACCTGTGCAAGCTTATAGCATTCTCTGAAACCGTCAATAAAGCTTGTTGCCTGAACGCCAGTTTCGGTATTCACAATTTGTGAAAGTGCGGTGTCACTGTGTTTATCAGGCATTTTCTTCGCCCCATTTCATACGCTTGACATTTTCATTTACCGGTGATATACTTTCATTAAGAATTTTTTCGTTCTCTGGGCTTGTAACAGTTGCCGCTGTTGCAGGCTCTTTTTTTGAATTTATGATTTTCATATGCAAGTCCTCCTTCATATTTTTACGCCATAGGTATTAAATGCAGCCGTTCTAAGCACTTTCAGCGCAATTTTCTTTGACGGCATGAGTTTTTTGTGGGCTTTGTGTTTCTTCATTTTTTTGATAGCGGGGAACAGTCCTCCGAGTTCGCTTATGATTTGCACGAACTCCAAAGCCGAATTATTGAGTTCGTTTTTTTGCAGTTGACTGCAAAATTGAGAATTACTGGTATCGTTCATTTTCAAACCCTCCCGCAAGATATGTAAAAAGTACCGCTGAAAATAATACCGAAAATCCAATAAGTGCAGTTACCGATACGGGAAGGCTGCTCTCTCCGGCAACGATAGGCATCGCCAGCCAAAGGAAAAGTGCCACGACTGCGAATAATTTTTTAAGTCTTTTCATTTTGACCTCCTTAAATTTTGACCTCCATATAAGACACGTTTGATAAATCTATGCCGGGATATGCAAGCTCAATAAGTGCCTCGCAAATGTCCTCAGCGATTTTCTTTTCTTCTTCCGGAGTATGAATCGGGGTTCTGCAAATCACTTTATATCCGCTGTGAGTGCGCAGAGTGGCGACTTCATAGCTGACGCCGTCTTTAACTTCGATTTTTTTATCGACTACCGTGTAGTCATCAACTTTTTCAGCGAATGTCATGCTCCGTCACCCTTTCTAAAATATAATATGATTTGCGCGGTTTTGCGGTTACTCGTCGTCTTCGATAACTTCTAAACGTTCATAAGCGAATTCAATGCACATTTCACAGAATTTGCTTACGGACATTCCAGTTTTAAGTGCACCGACCTGTAAGAGCGCTTGACATTTGTTTGTGGTTTTAATGACTGTGGTGCCGCTTTCTGCTTTAGCCCTTGGTATTTTTACGATAAGCTTGTCCATTTTTCTCACCTACCTTTCGCGCTTGTGTTATGTAGTTAAGTAAGCTTAACCTATTTCGCAAAAAAAATAGTCGTGGACTTCATTCATGGAAATACTAAGCTTTTCACACGATAAGGCAATTTCGGTATGCGTAAAGTCGCTTTTTTCATTGAGTTTTTCAGATAATGAAGCCGACGAAATGCCTAATTCTTTTGCAAATTCTGCCTGAGTCTTAAACTTTTCTTTTATTTTGCCGCGAAGTTTGCTGTAATCAAAAGCCAATAATATCACCTCACTTTAAACTGGTTAAGCAAACTTAACCTAAATATAGTTTAGCATGCTTAACCAAAGCTGTCAATAGGATTTTAAAAATTTCCTTAACTTTTTTAAAAAATAATTGACATTTGCTTAACTATACAATATAATGGAAATTGAAAGTGGGTGGTATGTATGACCGATACATTTCAAAATAGATTGAACCAAGCTTTGCAGATAAGAAATATTAAATCAGTAGAATTGGCAGAATTAACTGGAATAAGTAAGGCACGAATCAGTCAATATACTAATGGTGTATATATTCCAAAATCCAAAGGGACATATGCATTATCCAAAGCCCTTAATGTAAATGAAGCTTGGCTTATGGGGCTTGACGTTCCTATGGAACGCCAGCCTGTTCCACAATCTAACATCCGTTCATACGATACCGAAAATATTTATATGATACCTGTGTTTGACAGCGTATCAGCAGGCTTCGGAGCAACTGCTGTCGACTATATAACGGAATATGCCCCGGCTTTTATTAAAAATCCGCATGATGCCGGTGATTATATTTATATTAATGTTGAGGGTGACAGCATGTTCCCCAAAATTGAAGACGGCGACAGAATTCTTGTCAGAAGACAGGCATCGGTTGACAGTGGCTCGGTTGCTGTTGTGCTTGTTGACGGTGAGGACGCTCTTGTTAAAAAGGTCGTTTACGGGAAGACGTGGGTTGAACTTCATAGCTTTAATCCAATGTATAAAACAATGAGGTTTGACGATGAAGAAGTTCAAAGACTTCAGGTTCTGGGGCTTGTAAAAGAGGTTATTAAAGAGTTGTAAGCATATTTAGGGGGACAGGATTATGGGACTTGGTGATTTGTTTAAGGCAAAAGAAAATTCAGAATTAAAATTGACTGTTCAGGCTCTTCAAGAAAAAATATCAGAGCTTGAATCTGTGCTTACACCCGAGCATAGGGAATTAATGAATTTAAAGGAAGCTATAATTAGAACCCAAAAAGAATTAGATGAGAAATACAATAAAAAAAGAGAGCTTTCTTCTGAAAATTCAATGTTAAATAGCGCTATTGCTGAAAAGAAAAATCAAATAATTTTCTTTGATGATGAGATCTTAGTGCAATCATTTGGATTGTATACACCAAGATATGACTTTATAAATTCAAGCGATTATAAGTCTCAACTTGATAAAATAAGGCTTGAACAAAAGGCAATGATTAAAAACAAAACAGCTGTATTAGGAAATTGTAATTGGACAGTTAACAATAGTGCGTCACAAGGCAAGAAAATGGTTTCGGATATGCAAAAATTACTTTTAAGAGCATTTAATAATGAGTGCGATGACTTAGTTTCAAAAGTCAAGTATAATAATTTTGATGTATCTAAAGAACGCATTTATAAATCTTGTGAATCCATAAGCAAACTCGGCTCAATTATGCACATAGAAATTA